CCATTGTTTTCAGTAAAGAAAGCAGCATCCTATTTAGGAATTGGAATTAACAGAACGTATGCCTTGGTTAAAAGTAATAAGCTAAGACATATTCCAGATAAGAACGGTTCTTTGATTGCTAAAAGTGTTCTTGATGATTATATCGAAGAACAGTACAAAAAAGCTCTTAGTTAAAACAATTAAATAAATTACTGATCATCCAGGAGCCAATCTCAACTCCTGAACAAATAAAAAAGTCATATAAATCATAAAGATGGTCCTAATATTGTGAAATTAATCATTTTAAATAACACGAGGTTAGTTCCTTGGTGGTCAGTAATGGAAAGGAAAAGAAAATTTATGAGTAAAAATTCATTAATTATCATCTGCTGTATTTTGTTTGTTGTCATTGCTGTTTTAATCCACATGTTAAAGGAATTCAAATGGTATCAAAAATCCTACTATGAATTGGCAAATAAGATTGCCAAAGATAGAAGAGATAGAAAAATGCTGGTTCGTGCGGATAGAGAAATGATCAAGAGTGAAATAGATAAAAAATTTCTAGCAATTCTTAGAATTTCTCAAAGAGAGGATTATCCAAGAAATCGTTTTGAATTGGGCTATGAATCAGGAAGATTTGAAGTAGAAGTTAAAAACTTATTTCTATCAGGTGGCCTTACAACACATGAGGAAAAGTTTCTTAAAAAATGTGAGTACATTGCAATGTTTGAAGTGAACGAAAAGGAGGTGTGATTTATGAAATTATCAGCAAGAGGTTTGGCCACGATTATTGTTATCGGTTGTTTTATCGCTAACTGTTTAGCAATCATAGTCAGGAGTATATAAAAAAGGTGCCTATATCTAGGCACACAACATAGCAAATAAATTTTAAGTCATTAAAGGAGAAAATGCAATATGAAAGTCAAAAAAAGAACATATTTTCTTATTTCAATATTAGTGATGTTTTGTATCATCGCTCCAATTTGTTATTACCAAAACAAGTTGGATGCTTATGAAACAAAAATTCAACAACAAAAGGGAAAGATTTCTCTTTTGGAAGATTATTACAGTGATGCTTTATCTGATAAGAATCGCTTTGAAGATTTATATGACAGTGTTCAAGAGGATAACAAGTATCTCATAGCTCAATTAGAAGAGCTTCAAAAATGAAGAGCTCTTGGCCAATTTACTGTTACTTACTATTGGCCTGGAGAAGATATTTACGGTCGTTTAACTTCTACAGGTGCTATTGCTGAAGAAGGAAGAACTATTGCGGTAGATCCTTCAATCATTCCATATGGTTCTATAGTCTTGATTAATGGCAATGAATATGTAGCTCAAGACTGTGGAGGAGCTATCAAAGGAAACAAGATAGATATCTTCGTTGACAGTCCAAAAACGCAAAAGTACACAGTAGAAATCTATATAAAAAGAGAGGAATAAAATATGACAAAAAAAGATTTAGAAGACATCATCCAAACCGCAAAAGCTGCAGGTGCAGATGTCAAGGTTGTTCAAATTGGTTCAACTGAAAAGGAAACAGATGAAAGACCAGCAGTACCATTACTTAAATTAGAATTAAGCATCAAGAAAGATGGAGATGCACTTTCGGTATTAACTGATGCTGATTGGAACATCTTAGGAAGTCTTTTCTTAGAAATGGCTCCAATCAATATTGACATTGAAAAGGTCAAAGAAATGTTTACACCGGCTAAAAATGCTTTCATGCATTGCAGAAAAGAATTGGATAACTATATCCAAGAACAATTTAAAGGAGCTTTAGAGGATGAAAAAGAAAGAATTAGAAGAAAGAGTTGCTGATTTAGAGAGTTCAATCATTTGCATGGAATGTAAGGATCATCTAGACAGTGATGATTATCTTCAACTTGGTTATCTCAATCAGGAATTAGCAAGTGCTAAAAAGGATCTAGAAAATGGAAACTACGAACTATGAGGAGTTCTTTCCTAATTGTAATGTCGATTATGTCAAAGACAAAAAACATTGGCATCAATTAAGAGGAAAAGGAATTGGTGGTTCTGATGCAGGAATTGTAATGAACGTAAACAATTACAAAACACCTTATGAATTGTGGGAGGAAAAGACAGGTGTTAAAAAGCCTGTATTTCAAACGAGTGAAGCAATCGAAAAAGGGAATGCATTAGAACCTGTCCTTATTGAATTGTTCGGTGTGCTCTATAAAAACAAGTTTGAATTAGTTGATACGAAAGATATCAGTTTATCAAACAAGAAATATCCATTTTTAAGAGCTAATTTAGATGGGGCAATGATTGAAATTGTAACCAAAGAAAAATGGGGGTTGGAAATCAAATCAACAACTATTCAAAATGGTGCAATGTTAAAAGAATGGGCCAATGATCACATTCCAATTACTTACTATTTCCAAGTATTGCATTACATGATAACCACTGGATTAAGGCATTTTGTCTTATATGCAATTCTTGATATTCCGTGGGCAAATAATGGTGCAGGGAAGCAAGAAACAAGAGTTGTTTATCTTCACTATGATGATCTTGTTCTTGACGCAAAGTATCTATTAAAAACGGAATTGTGGTTTTGGAATTTAATCCAAAGTCAAACACCACCACCATTTTTAGAAAATAGGAATAAGGAATTAAAAGAAGTCAATTAGAAGGGAGAAAAAAGAAAATGAATGAGTTTCAAACAGGGCTACTCAATGAATTGGTAGCCGTAAAAATTACAACCAAAGAAGAATTTGAAAAAGTAATCAATTTCTTATCAATCAATAACTGCTTTCTTGTGAATGGAGAACCAGTAGTCAAATTAACACATCCAGGAGATAAAGCGTTTGTCATTTTAAAACAAGACAATGCAATCTTCTGGCAACCAGCTAATCAAGTGTTAGATGAACGTTATAAAGTTGTCAGCGTTATCGAATTCTTTAGACCAACTGAAGAAGAAAAGGTCGTTGAAGCAAAAGCTGAAGTTATTGAAGAATATGTTGACATTGATGAAAAACACCTTTCATTAGAAGTTCAAAAAAGACCAGCAAATGAAGCGATTGTTTCAAATATTGATGAAATGGTCAAATTGATTCCAGCAATTGAAGCTAAGAAAGGTGTGGTTGTAGATGAAAAGAACTACAAAGATTTTGTTAAAGCTAAAACTGGAATGGTTCCATTATATCGTTCGTATGCTAAAAAATTAGAAACTGAAAGAAAAGCAGTCAAAAAAGCATACATTGAGCCTTATCAAGAATTTGAAGCAAAGGTAAATAAAGTTGTTAAAGCTTTAAATGATACTGCAAGTGTTGTGGCTGAAAATGTGGATGTATTTGTTCAAAAGCAAAAAGAAGCTCTTAGAAAAGAACGTCAAGCAGCTATTGATCAACTAAAAGAAGTATTGATTTCTAGAAAGATGATTTCAAAGGAATATGCTGATCAGTTCGTTTTTGATGAAAAATGGCTTAACGCTTCAACATCCAAAAAGAAATTTGAAGAGCAAGTTGAAGCTCAATTCAATTCTTTAATGGAAAAAGAAAAGAATGACAAATTGAATCTTGAAATGATTGAAAAAACAATCACCAATGCATGTCTTATCGCAAATGTTGATGAAAAAATCATTTCAAGAGAAAAATATCAAGCTCTTTTAAATACTGAAGGTCTTCCTAAAGTAACTGAAATGATTACTGATGAAGTAGACAACATCAAAAAGCAATCACAAGCGGTTGCTCAACAAAAAGAAGCAGAACTTCAACACCAAAAGGAAGAGTTTGAAAAGAAACAAAAAGAAGCAGAACTTCAACATCAAAAAGAGTTGGAAGCTGTCAAAAAACAAGCTTCTCAAACAGTTGAAAATCAACCTAAATACA